ATGCAAACCGAGATTGATTGGGCTAATGAATTAGGTATTCACGTAAAACAAATGTGGTAATGGAATTAAACAAAGTACATCATCTAAATTTTTTAGATAATACGTTACCAGATAAATGCGCCCAACTCATTATAGCTGATCCACCATATTTTGAGGTGAAAGGTGATTTTGATTTTATTTGGAAATCGTTTGAAGATTATCTACAAGATGTTGAAAAATGGGCTATTGAATGCAAAAGGTTATTGGCTGATAATGGCACTTTATTTTGGTGGGGACACGCTAAAAAAATCGCTTATTCCCAAATAATAATAGACAAATATTTTAATCTGGAAAATGTAATAAAATGGAGAAAAACAAATTGCCAAACAAGAAGGGGATATAATAACTTTAGATCATTCCCGCCGGTAACAGAACATTTATTGATGTATAGCCAGGACGAAATAAACCTAACTATTTGTTTAACACAAATAAGGGACTACATAAGGTCGGAAATCAAAAAATCAAAGGGTAAAATAGTTTTAAAAGATATAAACGAAGTTTTTGGAACGGCTAGTAACGGAGGAGGCGTTGCGTCTGCATGTTTAAGCCTGGATAAGACAGAGCCTGCAATGATTACTAAAGATATGTACGAAAAACTACAAGTGTGGTGCAACCCATTTTTAAGACGTGATTACGAATATCTAAGACGTGAGTATGAAGATTTAAGACGTGAGTACGAAGATTTAAGACGCACATTTAATAATTACCTAAAGTTAGATGATGTTTGGGACTATGGACAAGAGGATCACTTAACAAGAAAATACGCACACGAAACACAAAAGCCTGAAAAAGTATGCAGGACAATTATAGGTACTTGTTCAAATCCAGGTGATTTGGTCTTAATTCCATTTGCCGGATCAGGAACAGAGTGCGCAATGTCGTTAAAGGAGGATCGTAATTTCATAGGTTTTGACATTGAAAAGAAATATGTTGATATGGCAAATAAAAGGTGTTATAAAATAAAATCAGAACCCACTTTATTCTAACCCTTTCTTGTTTATATTTGGATTTATTGGTATATTAGCGGGGTATTCATAAAAGAAGAGTAGTAGCTTCTATCAAAAAACATTTTCGGCTTATGTTGGGTTCGGCGTCTACTACCGCTGGGCTCGACATAAGCCTTTTTTTATCTTATGACTTTAAGGCTGATTGTGGAGGTGTACGATGCTTAGTTTACGTCCATACCAAAACGAAAGCATTACCGAACTTAGAAACGGTTTTGCTAAAAAGCATCAAAGGCAAGTTCTTTGCCTTCCTACAGGCGCAGGAAAAACAGTTGTATTTTCTGAAATGGTTAGAATGGCTGCCGAAAAAGGGACTGTAACAATTGTTTTGACCGATAGGACAGAATTGTTTAAGCAGACAATTAAGGCACTTGCAAAATCTGGAGTTACGGTTGAGGAAATATCCCCACAAAAGAAAAATACATACTTGCATGCAACTATCTACCTGGCAATGGTTGAAACGATTAAAAGACGTAGTAATGTATTGTCTTTTTTAAAACCACAGCTGATAATTTTAGATGAAGCCCATAAAGGCAATTTTACTAAGATTTTGGATCTGTTTCCAGAGGCAAGGGTTATAGGCGCAACGGCAACTCCAGAGGGTAAGCACTTTTTTAAGTATTACTCAAATATTGTTCAAAATATTGATATTCCGGATTTGGTTGAACAAGGTTTTTTAGTTGACTGTAAAGCCTATCAGATGCAGGATGATTTTTCAGATTTGGAAGTTAAAGCGGGGGAATATACTGATGCAAGTTTGTTAGGGCATTTTGATAAACCGAAATTATACGATGGTGTAATTAACGAATGGCGCAAGTTTGCTGAAGGCAGAAAAACTATTTGCTTTAATGTAAATATTCAGCATACGATAAATACGCACCTTGCTTTTTTATCGGCAGGCATATCAAGCGAATACATAACCAGCAAAACACCAAAAGCTGATAGGGAACGAATTTTATCCGCATTCACGCAAGGTGCATTTTTGGTACTGAACAACTGCGGGATTTTAACAACCGGTTATGACGAACCAAGTATTGAATGTGTGATAATGAATCGCGCTACAAAATCGTTGCCATTATTTCTACAATGCTTTGGGAGAGGTAGCAGATTGTTTCCAGATAAAAAATATTTTATAGGTTTGGATTTTGGGATGAACCATGACAGGCATGGCATGTGGAACGAAGCAAGGGAATGGAAATTAAAACCGCCAAAGCAAAAAGGCGAAAGTATAACGCCGGTAAAAGAATGCGGTAATATTGATTGCGGTTGCTTGAATCCCGTTAGCGCCAGAAAATGTAAATATTGCGGTTACGAGTTCCCAATAAAAGAAGGAATTCTTTCGGAAGGTGTAATGGTGGAAGTGGTAGCTAAAGCACCTTCAGAATTGGTTGGAAAAAGAATAAGCGAACTTAGCCTAAACGAACTCATTGCCTTGGAGAAATCAAAAAAATATAAACCATCATTTATATGGCGAGTGGTTAGGTCAAATGGGGGGGATTACGTTGAGGCTTATGCAAAGCTAAAAGGGTATAAAAAAGGATGGCTGAATAGGCAGATTGAAGATTTAGATAATTGTTCGTTTACAGATTACAAGATTAAAAATTAATTTATATGAGTGAAATTTCATTGTTCAATGGCTTGCCGGAAAAAGGAATGCCACATTTATCAGATGGTAAAATCCCAATATCTGAATTTTTAAACTTAGTAAAATACGGTAAATGGAAGGATAAAATAGAGCAGATAAGAATTGAGGAAGATAAAAAGAAAAGAGATCAGCTTAAAAAGTCTTTACCTTCAGTAACCATTAGCGGTTTGTTTGCGGAAAGGAAACAGGATTTAATTGTTCAGCACAGTGGATTTATATGTATAGACATTGATTATTTCAATGACAAAAGTGATTTAATTTCCGATCCATATACGTATGCTTTAATGAAATCCAGTAGCGGAGCGGGGCTTGCTTGCTTAGTGAAGATTAACCCATTAAAGCATACTGAAAGTTTTAGGTGGTTGCAAAATTACTACTATACTTCATTTGGCATAAAGGTAGACAGCGCACCGCAAAACCCTGCCTCCTTAAGATTTGTTTCATACGATCCGGAATTGTTCCTTAACGAAAAAAGCAAGATTAGTAAAACGTTACTTGAGAAACCGAAAAAAACACCATCGCTACCGATTGTTTTACCTGGTGACACAGTTGGCGAAATGATTATGGAATGCGTAAGTTTAGGCCACAACATAGCATCGGACTACGATAGCTATATGAAGCTGGGCTTTGCTTTGGCAGAGGGATTTGGTGAAGCTGGCCGGGAATGGTTTTATGCGCTTTGTTCCGTTAGCGAAAAATATGATAGCAGACATGCCGAAAAGCAGTACAATATTTCACTTAAAGGAAACAAGCAAGGTATAGGAGTTGGGACGCTTTATTGGATGCTAAAAAACGTAGGCATACATCCGCCGGAAATAAACCAAAAAGCCATACAGATTGCCACAATGGGTAAGCGTTCGGGTCGTTCTCCAGAAGCAGTAAAAGTACAGCTACAGGAAATGAACGGAGTGGATGCCGATAAGGCGAGCGAATTGGTAGACGAGGTTTTTAAAAGGAACGACATTACAATTAGCAGAGAGGTTAGCACTCCTGAGCAGGTTATTCAGTCTATTTCCGAATGGATGGCTCAAAACCATCCTATGCGCGTAAATTCAATTACCAGAATCATTGAAGAAAATGGCAATGAAGTAAAAAGAGAACGTATAAATTCTATTTACTTACGCGCCAGAATGTTCTTTAACTCCAAAGAAATAACCAAGGATATTTGCGAAAGCTATATTTTTAGCGATTTTATACATTCCTATAACCCTATAACTGAATATATCGAAAAAAACTTGCATAGACGCTCGGTAGGCAATATTGATTTGCTCTGTAAATCCATTAGGAGCGAAACGGGAATGAAAAATATTTTCATCAGAAAATGGGTAATTTCACTAATAGCAGCATACGAAGGCTATCCGGTCAGATCAGTAATTGCGTTGGTTGGTGGCCAAAACAGCGGTAAAACGGAATGGTTCAGAAGGCTTTTGCCTAACGGCCTTAAAAAATATTATGCAGAATCCAAACTAGATGCGGGGAAGGATGATGATATTTTGATGTGCCAAAAACTGATAGTAATGGATGATGAAATGGGAGGAAAGTCTAAGCAGGATGAAAAACGATTCAAGGAACTTACTTCAAAATCCATATTTTCGCTACGTGCGCCATACGCAAGGAGTAACGAGGATTTTAAGCGTTTAGCGGTTCTTTGCGGAACTTCCAACGATAGAGAAGTAATAAATGATCCTACCGGAAATACTCGTATTCTGCCAATAGAGGTTTTATCCATAGACCATGAGCTATATAATTCAATTGACAAGGACGAGTTGTTTATGGAGGCTTACAGGGCTTATGAAAGTGGCGAAGAATGGCAGTTATCAAAAGATGAAATGGCCGAACTAAATATAGTCGGAGAGGATTTTGAAACTGTTGCTTTTGAACGCGAACTTATTCTTAAGTTTTTTGCAAAACCAGAAAGCGAATATCAGGGGGAATGGATGACAACAACTGAAATAAAAGATGTTTTGGAAACAAATACTAAGCAAAAAATCATGGGAACCAAGAAATTAGGTAGTGAATTACGTAAGATTTTTGGAAAATCAGTTATAAAAAAGGTTGACAACATACCGCTTTATAGGTATAGGGTAGTTAGATTTAATAATCCTACTACCTCGCAACTAACTGAAAATGTGATAGTTCCATTTTAAAGGTAGTAGGTAGTAAGAAGAATTGATTTTTATAGTTAGTTTCTTTGTACAGAAAAAAAAATATAATAATGTATTGCGGTGTGTGTGTTATTATATAATAAATAAAAATATTTTATCTTACTACCTTACTACCTTGCCTAAAAAATTAACTTTAAACAACCAACAGCGTAGTTTTTATGGTAGTAACAACACGCTACTACCATCTTACTACTTTTAATTTATCTTACTACCTCAAGCAACATGGAAAAAAGAGAAACAGCGGAAATAAAACTGCAATCAGAAGCATACACCAACATTTATAATAATAGGCCAGATTTAAGGGGGAGGATTTTTGCTATCAATAACAATAGTGAAAATGCAATAAAAGGCGCAATGAACAAAGCGATGGGAGTTTATTCCGGCGTTTCGGACATGGGGTTTATTTGTAGGAACGGAGCAATAGTTTGGATTGAATGGAAAACACCTTCCGGCTATCAGTCAAAAAATCAAATCGAATGGCAGAGAATGGTAGTATCATTAGGGCATATCTATATTGTCGTTAGATCCGAACAGGAATTTTTACAAGTAATAAGCCAATACGAGTAATCCAAAAAGTAACATCGCAGTTACAAAGTGAAACGGATGGAATATAATTGGTAGATTTACGCTACAGGTTCGAATCCTGTCTTGTTCACTAAAAGAAATCAACCTTAAAAAAGGATTTAAATATAAAAATGATAGGCAAAATATTTAATGTACATTCAAAACATATAGGTTTAATAGTTAATTTAAAATCAAGAAATAATGATTAGTCACAAAGAAATAAGAGTAGGTAATATTGTTCGTATGCCTTCTTCAAATGAATTAATAGTTATAACAGCAATGGATATACAAGACATTCAAAGTAATTTAAAAAATAGATTGCCAGTTATTTTGAATCAAGAAATACTTTTGAAGTGCGGGTTTGTAAATAGTATAGAAAATAATTTAATGTCAAGTTACGATTTAGATAAATTATCAATTGTATTGCCATGCAAATTGTACACCGATGGAAGAGTTTATTTTAACTCTTGGGCTATATTAGAAAAATCAATGAAATACCTCCACCAGCTCCAGAACCTTTACTTCGCTTTGACAGGAACAGAACTCCCTATTTCGGATTTAAAATAAAAATGGTAACTTTGGGTATATGGCACTTTACAAAACTTAACAATGACCGAGCAAGTAAAACGTTTCTTAGATGAGTATTTTGTTACATTAAACGGCTATAAATCAGCAGTTTACGCTGGATACTCCGAGAATAGCGCAAGACAACAGGCAAGTCAAATACTAGACAGGCCTGAAAGCGTTGAATATCTTGAGCAATTACGTGCCAAATCAGAAGCTAAACATTCTATCTCAAAAGACCGTTGGCTATCTGAATTGGAAGCAATAGGATTTAGCAATATTCAGGATTTTATCAGTAACGAGAATAATATTAAGGATTTTTCTAAGTTGCCAGAGAACAAAACAAAAGCTGTTTCAAGTGTAAAGAAAACAATTATAGAGTTTGAAGGAGGGGAAAAACAAACGGTAGAATTTAAGTTGCACGATAAACTTAATGCGCTTGATAAGATAGGCAGGCATTTTGGATACTTCGAGAAAGACAACAGCCAAAAACCTCAATCACAACAGCCAATTATTAATATTATAAATCCTAATGGCAAGTAATGGCATTGTTATTAATTTCAAGCCATCTGTAAAACAGTTCCAGGCGTGGGAATATCTTTCAGATAATACAACGAATTTTATCGGTTATGGCGGTGCAGCCTTCTCTGGCAAGTCGTATTTACTTTGTTATTGGCTTACTTCAATGGCTGTCGCTTATCCTGGTACCGGTTGGGGATTGGGAAGAAAGCAATTAACAGTATTAAAAAAAACTACTCTTATAACTTTGTTTAAAGTGTTTGCTGAATGCAACATGATAAATGATGAGCATTTTAAATACAATCAGCAAAACAACACCATTACGCTTTACAATGAATCGGTTATATTTCTGATTGACACCATGTCACAGCCAAGCGATCCATTATTTACTCGTTTTGGAGGTTTAGAGCTAACAGGCGCAGCGGTTGATGAATCGGCTGAAACAGACTATAATGCAATAGAGGTTTTAAGCACCCGTTTAGGGCGTAGGTTAAACGATAAGTATAATTTAGGGGCAAAGCTACTCGAAACATTTAACCCGGCTAAAAACCACGTATATTCACGTTATTATAAACCATACCAATCCAAAACAGAAAAGCAGGATATTAAATTCGTTCCGGCCTTGCCTTCAGATAATCCATCCCCAGAAGTTCCGGCTTATATAGCAAGGATAAAAGCAACCGGTAGCAAGATAACTATTGAGCGTTTGATTTATGGAAACTTTGAATATGATGATGATCCTGCCGCGTTAATGATCTTCAACAAGATACAGGACTTGTTTAGTAACTCATTTGTTAAAACAGGAGAAAAGTTTATAAGTGCTGATATAGCCCGTTTTGGTTCTGATAATACTGTTATTGGGGTTTGGGATGGATTTATATTGGAGCATTTAATAACAATAGAAAAGAATAAAATAACTGAAGCGGCCGAAAAGATTAAACAATTATCAACTACTTATGGCGTTCCTTTATCCAATATTATTGTCGATGATGATGGTGTAGGTGGTGGAGTTGTAGATATTTTAGGCTGTTCTGGGTTTGTAAACAATTCAAGTCCTCTGCCTAATCCAGAAAATAAGGAACCGGAAAACTACAATAACCTTAAATCACAATGCTATTTTAAATTAGCCGAATTGGTTAATAAAAATCTAATTTGGATTAGAGATGAAAAGTATAAAGAAATTATTATACAAGAACTTGAGCAGGTAAAGCAAAAGGATATGGATAAAGACGGTAAAAAAATGGTTGTTCCGAAAGATAAGGTAAAAGAGTTGTTAGGCCGTTCCCCAGATTATTCTGATATGCTCATGATGAGATGCTGGTTTGAATTACGCACCTTAAATCAATTTTTTACTTTTTAGCAATAAAAAAGTTACATTTGTGATATGGCGATTACATTAAACTCATTGCGCACGTCTGTTGCGCTTGCTATAGCACCAAAACGCTCAATTAATGATGCGTTAACAAATGTTTTTAACCAAGCCTTCTTTGCTTATGTAGGGGCTGGATTAACAAGATATGATGCTAAGGCGCAAACATACGTTGAAAAGGGATATAACGAAAATACAGATGTATATGCTGTAGTTAGCCAAATATCAAAAAAGTTTGCATCGGTGCCCGGGATATTGAACGAGGTTAAGGATCGTAAATCTCTAAAATCATATAAACAGTTATACACCAAATCATTAACGCCACAGGAATACGTTTTAAAGCAGGGGTTACAGTCTAAGGCGCTCGATAATGAGGAAATAGCAGAGCCAATGGATCGTCCGAATTGGTATCAATCTGAAACGGAGTATAAAGAGTTGTGGGAAACATTCATGCTGTTAACCGGTAACGCCTACCAATGGATGTTAAGGGTTAAAGATGGCCCGAATGCAGGGAAGCCAATTGCTAGGTTTTTATTGCCATCACATTTAGTACAAATCGTTTTAAAAGAGAATGCCGCTTTAGAATCCACAGATTATGCTATAAGCCATTATGTACTTGTTTTTGGAAGCAGTTTTATCAGGTTTGAAGCCGAAGATGTTATACACTCGAAGTTTCCTAACCCAAACTACGATTTGCAAGGCTCGCATTTATACGGTCAAAGTCCTTTGCGGTCTGCCTTAATTGATATGCAGATCCAAAACGTTACAAAGGACAATTCGGCTAAGTCGATGAAGTCGGGGGGTTCATACGGCTTTATCCACGCTAAGGATGGCCAAACACCTTTAACCTCAACTCAAGCACTTGAATTAAAAGATCGGTTAATCGAAATGCAAGCATCCGAACAGTCTTTAGGTCGTATCGCTGGTGCATCCGCTCCGTTGGGCTTTACTCAAATCAGTGTTGATACCGATAAGTTAATGCCTTTCGATTATCTTAAATCTAGTCAAAAAGCAATATGTAATGTTTTGGGATGGTCTGATTTGCTATTAAATAACGATGCTAAATACGATAACCTGCAGGCCGTTTGGAAAATGGTTATCAGTAACCGTATCAGTCCAGATTTAAAGATTTATGAAGATGGGTTAAACGATCGTTACTATCCGTTGTTTCGTGAACTAGGCAAAGTACACTTAACGTTTGACATATCAGAACTACCGGAAATGCAACCTGATATGAAGATGCTAGTTGAATGGCTATCTTCTGCATTAAGAATGGGTGCTATCAATCCAAGAGAGTTTAGACAGGCATTGAGATACAGCGATATTGATACGCCAGAAATGAACACATTTTTTATTGAACAAGGGCTAATTCCTTTGGCAGACGCTATTATACCTGGTGACAATGATTTTAACTTATAATAATGAATATAGAGGAATATAGGGTACAGTATCTAAGATGGCATAGGCAATATGAACGAACCGCTTTTAAGATATTTAAAAAAGCAATTATTGAAACGGCAAGTAGAATCCCTGTTTCAAGCCTTGACTATTCCAACTACCAGATTTTGATACCTCTAAACCTTCATAAAGAAAAAATAGAAAACGCCTACATTGATGTTTATACCATAATAGGCTTATTGCATGGCAAAAGGGTAGGCAGAAGTATAAACCGAGAACTTAAGAATTTTTTAGGGCCATTGTTCAATCGAATTTTTCAGAGCAATATTGCAGATTGGGTTAGGGATTTTTGCGGTTCAAATATTATTTCAGTTACCGATACCATAGGCAAAACAATAATTTCGATAATATCAAAAGCATCAGAGGACGGATTGACGTTGCAGCAAATGCAAAAACTTGTAAGGGATAAAATAGATAGCGGTCTTAGCCGTTATGAAGTATTAAGGATTGCAAGGACTGAAACAGGATCGGCCGCTAATCATTCTGCTATGGTTGCCGGAGATACTTCTGAAATTGTTTTAGAAAAAGTATGGGTAAGCTCAAGGAACGCAAGAACAAGAAGAAAACCAAAAGACCAGTTTGATCATTACGATATGAACGGTGTATCTGTTGGGCAGTTTGAAAAGTTTGTTATGAGTGGTAGGGGCGGAGTAATAGATAGGCTTGATTTCCCTTGCGATCCAAAAGGCAGTGCGGGCAACATCATACAATGTAGGTGCGCTGTTGCGTTAAGACCTAAAAGGGATGCAGATGGTTTTATAATAAGGCGTTAAATTAAAATAAATTTTGTATTTGCTATTAATTGCTATATTTGTATTAAAATCGTTACAATGACAGGGTTATACGAAGAAAAAGACAACATAGGCAGTGTTAAGGATGTTTCCTTCGCAGATCGCACCATTACAGGCTATTTGGCTCATTTTGGATCAATAGACTATGGAAACGATGTTATTGAGAAAGGGGCATTTACTAAAACCTTACAGGATAACATTAATAACCTTCGTTTCTTAGACCAGCACGATTGGAAAAGGCCACATAACAAGTTCAGCGTAATCAAAGAAGATGAAACGGGATTATATTTCGAGGTTAAAATGGTTTCCGGCGTTTCGTATTCTGAAGATGTTTTACGCTTATATGAAGCTGGAGTAATAGATCAACAGTCAATCGGCTACAATGCAGTTAAGAAAGAGGTTAAATCTGGTATTCGTTATTTAAAGGAATTAAAGCTAGGCGAAGGAAGTAACGTAACAGTTGCTATGAATCCAAACGCTAAGTTTAACGGCTTTAAATCTTTATCGTTACCAGATTGCAACAATAAGATTACCCGTATAATGTCTTTCATTAGAAACGGCAATATTACGGATGAAAGCTTTATCCAATTAGAATTAGCTTTAAAACAATTACAATCATACTCATTTGAACTTGGTAAAAAATCACTCGAAGAGCCGTCAGCGGATGACACTCTAGTTAATGAGCCGATAAACCAAATAGAGATAATTAAATCATTTAGAAACTCATTAACTACAAATTAAGGCCATGCCAGATTTAGATTTAAAACAAGAGTTAGATCAGCTAAAGAGCGATTTAACAGCCAACTTTGAAACCAAATCAAAAGTAGATATTCAATCTGCTATTGACGCTTTCGAGGTAAAAGCTAAAGGCGTTTATGACGCAGAATTAAAAACTATTAAAGACGATTTCCAAGCTAAGTCTGCAGCAATGCAAGATCACTTAGATAAGCTTGATGTTCGTTTGCAAGAAGCTAAAGCACAACAAGGTAAGTTAGAGGTTAAAACATTTAACCAGCATTTAGCAGATGCTTTAGCAGAGAATGCTGATAAAATCAAAGCGCACTCACAAAAAGGCGCGCCGGAGTTAAGAATGGAAATGAAGGCCGTTGGCGATATGTCAATTGCTGCCAACTTCCCAGGTGCGACACCTTTTATTCAAGAAGTTCGCAATAACTTAATCGAAACGCCTTACAATCGTGTTTGGTTAGCTGATTTATTGCCACAAGGAACATCTAATGCCAACTCAATCATTTATCCGAAAGAAAACGGTGGAGAAGGAGCAGCGGCGGTTTGGACTGATAGAACAGCAAACAAAGCGCAAATGGATTTCGATTTAACTTCACAATCAGCTTTCTTTAAATGGATTGCAGGATGGGTGGAAGTAGATCGTGAAATGTTGGATGATATTCCTTTCTTAACAAGCTATTTGCAAACTAAAATGCTTATCAGCTTAAAGACTGCGGAAAACAATTTCATCTTAAACGGTACAACTGATACTAATCCGGTACAAGGCTTGTTGAATGTTGCTACTCCTTACGATGGTACTTATACTGCGGCAGTTGATAGAATCATCGATGCTGGATGGGGGCAAATTGTTGAAGATACTTTCGAGTTCTACAACCCTACAACCGCTATCTTAACACCTCGTGATGCTGTTGCTGTTGGCTTGAACAAAGCATCTGGATCAGGCGAGTACGATCTGCCAAACGGATCTGTTGCATTTACTAACGGTCGTTTACAGGTTGGCGGCTTAACTGTTGCGCCTACTACGCAAGTAGGAACAGGCAACTTCTTAGTATTCGATAGAAACGCAACTTTATTGGTTAACCGTTTAGCTCCAGAAATCAGAATGTTTGAAGATGCTGTGTTAGCTAAGAAAAACAGAGTAATGTTCCGTATTGAGGAAAGGGTAACTTTGGCTATTTTCAATAACCAAGCAATTGTACTTGGAGAATTAGCAGGAGCATAGTCCAGAAATAATAAAATTAAAAACCCTTAGCTTAATTGTTAAGGGTTTTTTTGTAACTTGCATATATGAAAGTAAAATTCTTAAAATCACACGATGTTTATTCTAAAGGCGATACCGAGGATTTGCCAGAAGGATTAGCAAACTATTTAATTAGGTGCAATGTTGCTGAAGAAGCAAAAGAGCCTAAACCAAAAAAAGAAAAAAAGGTTATCGAACCTGATTTAGAAAAAAAATAATGGCAGTAATTACCAAATACACAGATATAATCACTTTAGATCGTGCCAGAACCTACCTACGTGTAGATGATGGTATGAATGAAGATGATACTGAAATTGAATCTATGATACGTGCGGCATTCATTTTTATGGAGCGTTACACCAACCATATTTTTATAAATCGGGAATTTGAGCAATATGTACCGCCAAAAATATATAACACTCCTATTACGTCAATTGAAAACGTGCCTGATGAAGATTTAAGCAACTACTATCAGCGTAATATGGATTATTATTGTGGTGAGCGCATAACGCCTGTATTAACAAAATACTTTGCCGGATATAAGGAAGTAGAGGACGTGCCGGATGATTTTATACAGGCAGCTTTGCAGATGATTAAGGTGTTTTATTACGAAAGTGAAAAGCAATTTAATTCAACCTTAATACCAATATCAGTTACACAAATATTAGATACTTATAGGACTTTTGTATAATGGCAGAATTAAATTTAGAAGTAGTATTAAAGTGTAATTATAACTTTTGGTTTTATTTACTAAGGCTATCAATATTCTTAAAGTTTAGAAAACTTATAGTCTATTTATTAGATAATAAGCCTATGATAAACATGTACATTAACGGTAGATTAGTAAGAAAAATTAAAATAAAATCATCTGATGATAGCCCGAAAATATAACAAACGCATTCAATTGTTCGAGGTATCAACCCAACAAAACGAATTTGGTGGGAATACGCCAACGGAAACGCTTTTGTTTAGTTCGTGGTGCGAAGTTGTAACTAATGGAGTAGGCTATAAAGCTACTGATTTCGGTATAGATGCTTTTGAAGATCCTGTTTTGTTTCGTGTTCGTTACCGAAACGATTTTAAGTATCAAGGCCGCACATTGCTGGTTAAGTATCGTAACGAGCGGTATGTAATTAAAGCGGTTAGGAATATAGATGTAGCAAATCTGGAAACGGAGCTGTTTTGCCAACGTGAAGAAACACAATTGCCATGAGTAACATAAAAGGCTTTGACGAACTTGCTAGAAGACTTCAGAAAATGGGGGCAGACGGAGTAAGGATGATTAAAGACGAAATAGAAGGTGCAGGGCGAGAAATAGAGCTGAAAGCAAAGCAACTAGCCCCTGTTGATTTAGGACCCCTAAGACGTTCTATAAATTATTCTAGTACGGATGGAGGCTTGGGCGCAATGGTTAGCGTAAACGTAAGCTATGGGGCTTATCAGGAGTTCGGAACAGGCGGACTTGTTTCTGTGCCAAACGAAATGAGGGAACTTGCGGAATATTACAAAGGTTCTGGAGTAAAAAAAATAAATCTTAGGCCACAACCATATCTTTATCCTGCTTTTATTGAAGGTAGAAAAAACCTGATAGACCAATTGAATAAAGGACTTGAACGTTTAACAAAATGAACAGAAACCCTGATAAGTGGATTAGAAAAGGAATTATTCAATGTTTGGGTAGTTCAGCCCCTATTTATGACATGAGAGTTACCGGCAATAACTACCCTGATAAATATATTATTCTTTCTACTCAAACAAAGCAAACTACAAATGCAACCAAATGCGGTTCACAGTGGGATTGCAGTATATTATTGGATTTGGTAACAAGATATACCGCAACTTCAAACCCAGGCGATAGGGTAGCAGTAAACGACATTGAAGATGATGTTATAATCAACATGAACAACTTTTCAATAGAAAACTTTTCATTGTTCAGTATTCAGATTGAGAGTTCAACGTCTTTAGATACGCTAACAGATACGATGAACGTATTTAGGCAGTTGGTTAGGTACAGAATTATACTGAATGAAATATGACATTAGAACAGCAAGCGGAAAAGTTATTTCCAATGCCGTTAAACCCTTGCGCTTGGGTTAAGGCAAGGGTAATTTGGAAGCGTGAAAGGTGGATTAAGGGGCAGGGGAAGTAAACCTCCTACTAAAATAACTACTATATTCGGTGCAAATCCTTAGCGATTCATTGCCTCGTAAACCGATTAGTTTAAACTGCTCAATCTGCCTTGAAAAGTGGGCGTGCTGCTGGGGTTTGGTCATGGCTTATTAATATTCCTCAAATAGTTGATGTTTACAGCATATTTCGTGAATACCTTTTGGCGCTCTTGCTGTATAAAATTCTCCATCGTAAATTCCTGTCTGGCAATGATGGTGTTCGCCTTTAGATATTTTCCATTCATTATCTATAGCTAATTGTAAAGTTTTAATTTCATCGTCTGTAAAATATAATGATTTAGCTTCTTTTAAATCAACTATAATTTTACCGTTCTCATCTTTAGTTACCAAATAATCGAAATTATCTCTATACTGCGATATGTAGTCTTTTTTAGCTACTACATAACCATCTTTTAAAATTGTGTGGCTCATAACTCTGTTGGTTTAACGTGTTCGATTGATTGGATTAAATCATATCTTATTAATTTACACTTATCCTTATTTGTAAAAGATGGATTTTCTTCATCTGTAAAATATAATCTATGATAGATGTTTGCAGCAAATTCAACTACTTTAAAGCAATAAACAAATAAGCAATCGCTAACGATGCCGTCTTGTTGTATTTTTTGCGGAGTTTTAAAAGTTACCTTAATCATTACTTTATATTTCTAATTGCGTGGTAATATCCCCTCTTAAAAGCATCTCTTTGCATAATTGTAACAGTTCTCAAAGGTATATCTAAATTATCTTCATAATCACGATATTGCTTTTTAACGTGATATTCAATCCCATCCAAATCACTTTGAACGGCACTATCAATCGTCTTCATCTGCTCGATTGCCTCCCTAAGCCTTTCGGTTCGGTTATCGCACGTTTCCGTTATCGACTTAACATCAGCTTCAAGGCTTTCTATTTTTGCTTTCAATTCCTCGATTAAAAGTCTGTCTTTTTCGATTTGCATTCTGGTTTTCATACCTCAAACTTACGTAACTAAAAATTAATTTTGCTAATTGCAACGCAATCGTTACATTTGTTAATAAACATTAAATAATCATAAAATGGCAAATGAATTTTTAAACGGTCGTACCGTACTGCTTTACATCGATACAGTTACGCCAATTACAACGGCATTGGATGCGGTAACAACCGATGATGCGGAGCTTGTTGCGTGTTTGACCTCAAACGGTTTCGATGCTACTACATCTGCTATTGCGGCTACCTCTAAATGTTCCGGTTCTTTTGCCGAATCTTTGGATGGCGAAAAAGGCTGGACAATGAGCGCAGAAGGTCAGGCTATCAAGTTAACAGGTGTAGGAGATACAAGGGTTAACCACAACAAGCTTTTTAAGCTGTGGCGTGAAGGTACTGCTTTTTGGGCGTTTATGATGGACACTGCATCACCTACTATTACATTGCGTTATGGCGTAGCCCGTATCGACAGTTTTAGCGATGGCGCACCAGATAACGAAGCGCAAACGTTTTCAATCAGCTTAACGGGTATTGGTAGACCAGGCGATCAGGACGATATTGATACAACACCTTAATATATGCGTATATCATTTGAAATAAACGATGTAAAGCATACATTGTACTTTGGTATGGATGCTTACGAGATAGTGGCCGAGAAATCGTTCAAAGCTACTATTGAAAACAATGTGTCTAATTTCAAGATGTGCTCCTACATTATTTTTGGCGGATTGGTAAACGAAGCCGTAATAAAGGAACTTCCAAAGCCAGATTATGAGGTTGCGTACGAACTTATGCAGGAAATTGTACAGCAACCAGAAGAATTTCAGAATAAAATATTTACGGCTTGGGAACAAAGTTTAGCTAATAAGGAACTGCAAAAAATTCTTAATGCTAATAAAAAAAAAGTAGAAGTAAAAAAGCGCAAGACTTTAGCGAAATAAGGGCTTTTGCCTATGGCGAATTAGGTTTGAAGCCTTGGGAATTCTCAAGGTTGAGCAACAAGGATTACGTAATACTTTGCATAGGACATAAGAACAAGCTTAAAAGGCAGGAATACCGAGATAGGGCATTACAGTATGCGATTGTTAGCGGTTACGCAGATCCAAAGCATTTGCCTAAAATAGAAGTTTATTGGCCTATTGAGGGAGAACCAAAAAGAAAGATAAGAATACCAAGCAAGGAAAGAATAATGGAGCTAAACAAGCTCTTTAAAAACTTCGGAAAAAATGGCTAACCCACAATTAACAGTAGAAATAACCGCTAAGATTGATGGGCTTAGGGATGCTTTTAACAAGGCTATCAAGGAAAACTCAACCTTTAGCAATAATACCAGAAAAGCGTTAAAGCAGGTAGATGACGAGTTCGCAAAGCTGGCAAACGATGTTGAAAAATCAATGTCTAAAGCTGGTTCGGCAACAGCAAAGGCATCTAGTGATATAACAAAGAATTTAGCGAATACAGCGAAAGCTACTGCGGTTGCAGGTCAGGGCGTGGCTGTTGGCGCAAATCGTGCGGGCATGGCCTTAACTGATTTAGGGCGTATCGCACAGGATAGCCCTTTTGGTTTTATCGGCATTCAGAACAATATTAATCCATTAATAGAAAGCTTTGGACGTTTAAAGACCGAAACAGGTTCTACTGGTGGTGCGTTAAAGGCTTTAGGTCAATCGATGATCGGGCCAGCTGGATTGGGCTTCGCTATTTCGCTTGTTAGCGCAGGTATATTGCTTTATCAGAAATACCAGCAACAAGCCAATAAAGCAACAGAAAACGCAAAGAAAGTTACTGATGATTACATAAAGACGCTTGATAGCGTTACCGCTTCGCAATTAAAAGGCGGGCAGAATGCGCAACGTGAAATTGCTGATTTAAAAATACTTTATGGAGCTTATCAGAACGCAAATCTTCCATTAAAAACAAGGCAAGAGGCTTACAAGCAACTACAGGAACAATACCCTTCGTATTTTAAAAACCTGCAGTTTGAACAGGAAGCAGGGAGCGCAACAACAACTGCCTACAATAGTTTAACACAGGCAATTCTAGCAACCGCAAGAGCAAGGGCAGCGGCCGATAAGATAGCGCAAAATGAGAGCCGAAAACTAGAGAACGAGCAAAAAATTATTGATTTGGAGAAAGACCAGATTAATAATCAAAAAGAATTGGCAAAAGCAAAAGCAAGGGCTAATTCCCAACCGTTAAGCGGTGGTTCTACAGGCGGTGTAGCAACAAACTTATCGGATGCTACAAAAGCGGCCGAGATTGAAGCTAAAGTAAACGAAAATCTTAAGATTAGACGGCAGCTTGTAACAGACACAAATAAGCTTGACGAGCAGAGCGGGCGTTTAGTTGAATACACCAATGTACAACTTGAGAAAGGCGCAAAGCTAACCGGAAGCATCGGCAAGGAACGTAAGGAAATAGCAAAAGAAATCGCCAAGTTTTCGGGAAGGTCTTTAGCCGATGTGGGTGGACAGCAAGATTTAGGTACCAGACTAACATCTACATTGCCAACGGTTACATCAAAAATAAAGGAATTTGTTTCTGAAAATCAAAGAGCTTTAGCGACATTACGTTATGAGTTTGGATATACCGATGAAGAAATAGCTAGTTTCATAAGCAATTTTGGAATAAATGCACAGGGATTACTAGATAAAACCATAGCATTAAACAAAGGTGTTAGCGATGTTGTAAACAACGGTATCATAAGCACATTTGGCTCTTTAGCGGAAGGCATAGGTACAGCTTTGGCAAATGGCGCAAGTGTTGCCGATGCGGCCGGACAAGCGATGTTATCTTCTTTAGGTGGCGTATTAGTTCAATTAGGGCAGTTGGCTATCGCAACGGGGGTCGGTATTAAAGCGGTTCAAACAGCTTTAAAATCACTAAATCCAATAGTTGCGATTACTGCAGGTGTTGCATTGGTAGCATTAGGAAGTATATTTAAGGCTAAAGCATCTGCAATAGGCGGTAGCGGACAATCAGGTGCGCAAGGTTCATCATACAAACCAGTTAGAGGTTTTGCATCTGGAGGTAACAATATCGCTGGCGGTATGGCTTTGGTTGGCGAACGTGGGCCAGAGCTGGTAAATCTTCCAACAGGTAGCGATGTATTCAATAATTCAAAAACAAACAGGATATTGCAGGATTCAAACAGAGGTGGAGTAGTGATAAACGGGAGCTTTGAATTAGGGCTTGAGGAATTGGTAGTGAGGTTGGACCAGGTTAAGAAACGAATGGATAGAAACGGCAGGTAATGGCAGAATATTTAGTAGATACATTTAAGGCAAAAGGCCCCGTTATACTTACCGATGATTGGCGAGGTATTCGTATTTACGTCAATGATGCGGGTGTAGTTCGTACCGAGAACGTCAATCCCAACAAGCCGTTCCAATATGATAAGGTGAGCGACTACGCTTTTAACGATAGGCAATATTCAATGCTGGCACCGTTAAATGTTATAACATCTTTTTGTAATTTTGATACCTTCACAAAATACACCGTAAGGGCAATAAACGATAGGCCTTTTGTTCAGGTTAGTGCAGACGTTAACGAGCCTAGTTGCGGTTATGAAACGCCATTGCCAGAGCCTTACACACCGCCAAGCCCTTTTGGTAATCCTACCTATGGGGCCTATAAGAAATTTACCTACTGCGATTGGGAGGGTGTCCAATGCGAAGTATTGATAGAAAAAAAGGATTATACCGGAGCAGTGGGGATTATTCCCAGAGCTGGCGGAACTCCCGTAAATCTAAAATATGTTGAGGTTGATGATAAGTACACAACCATTAGACCACTTGAATTTGAACTTAACTTTATCGAAAACGCGGATTTTGTATTGGAGGAATTTTATAGTGAGGACCAAAGGACTTTTAGGGTTACGGTAAGCAAGAACGGTTTGGTAAGGGCAAGAGGTTATGTTATACCGGACGGATGCAAAAGCAAGTTTAAGCAAGGCAACAACGAAGTAACGTTAAAGTGTACAGACGGGCTTTCAAGCCTTAAGACCGTTACCTATCCTTTGCCATTGGGAAGTAGCTTTGATTTGTCGCAGTCTTTTTTGTCCATTCTTTGCTATGCGCTTGCGCCTACAAATCTAAATTTGGATATTACAACTATCTGCAATTATTACTCAACCAAAATGCCCACAACAATAAATGATGATCCTTTGCATATGGCAACGATAAACCCGTTAAGGCTTTCAACCGAGAAAGGCACCAT